ATTTATTCCAGTGACGGCGCTATCGCTGCTTATGCGCCTGATGCACAATCTACCGCCATTATTTAGGAGCACTCATGTCAACTATTCAACGCCGCCGTGGAAACACCCACAAAGACTTGCTGACAATTATTAGCTCGTCAACCAGTTTGCCTATCGACATCACGGGGTGCAGCTTCGTGATGAACGTCACCACCGATAGAGCGCCCGCTTCGCTCGGCACCAATTTATTGTATTCGCTGACTGGCACAATCGTATCACCCGCCACAAACGGCCAAGTCACATTCGCACCAACACAGATTCAGGCAACGCAGGCGGATGGCATATACTATTACGAGGTAATAATGACGGACGCACAAGGACTTACCGAAACAGTGGCCTTGGACAAGTACGTCTATTACTAATCATGCGTTTCGGCGCTGGTAACTGTTCCCCGCCCTAAAGAACATGTTACTTTTTCGCCTCTTGCGATGTCGATAGACTCCGCAAACTCATGTTCACTGCCACAAAATACCATTTCAAGTACGGAGTTAAGCACATGGCAATTGGGTCAGACATAATCACGTTCATCGAAATTTACAACGACACGGACAATTATCCATCAATCGCCGATGTAGCTAAGGCACTCGATATAAGCATCAAGACGGTTCGCAACAAGGCGGGCTTTCTTCGAACGCTGACAAAGAACGACCCAAGCGCGCCAAAAATCATCATGCGCTCACCGATCACGGACATTCCCATGTCTGAGGACGCTTCGAAATTCATGGAATCCTGGGGAGTCGAGGACTGCATCGCGGAACTGCGTCGCATCGCGGAGATCGACACAGAACAGATCGTGACGCGCAACTACTTCCGCAATCATTCGCATATCTCCGAATCGACATGGAACCGCTACTTTGGAACTTTCGAAGAGTTCAAGCGCCAGGCCGGCATCAAGCTCTCGCGACAGCAGCACAATATGGAGCGCAACGTCGCGAAACACGCCTCGGTAGACCATTACCGGCGCATGAGCGTCGAGCGCATGGACTACGGCGACAAATACCTGCGCGAAAACATCAACCGCTTCAAAACCATTATCGCCTGCTCCGATCTGCATGACGTTGAAGCCGACCAATTCTTCCTGCGCGTTCTGATCGACACCTGTAAACGGGTTCAGCCTGACGCCATCAACTTCGTCGGTGATGTGTTTGACCTTCCCGAATTTGGCAAGTACAGCGTCGATCCTCGCGAGTGGGATGTGGTCGGGCGCATCAAGCATGCGCATGACAACATTTTTAGACCATTGCGCGAAGTCTGTCCCAATGCGCAGATGGACTTCGAAGAAGGCAACCATGAAGCTCGAATGCTGCGTCATCTTGCCGACGCAACACCAGCCATGAGAGCCGTACTGTCTGATTTGCACGACTTCACAGTAGGCAAACTTCTGGGCCTTGACGAATTCGAGATCAATTACATTGCGAAAGCAGACCTGGCCGCCTGGACAAAGCGCGACTTCGAAAAGGAGCTGGCGAATAACTACAAGGTGTATTGGGACACGTTAGTTATGCACCACTTTCCACACGCGCGAAATATGGGCCTGCCAGGCGTCAACGGTCATCACCATCGACATGAGGTGTGGGGCATGTTTAGCCCGATCTATGGCGCGTATGAATGGCACCAGATGGGTTGCGGTCACCGTCGCAGTGCCTCGTATTGCGAGGGCGAAAAATGGCACATGGGCTTTGCCATCATTAACATCGACACGCACACTCGCGCAACCAATTTCGACTATGTGCCAGTGACAGACTTTGCGGTATCGGGCGGCAAATGGTATCACCGCAACTCATCCGAACAGGACGCCTCGGTTGCAAAGACGCTCATAGCTTAATTATAGTTTTCTTATATGGTGAATGAGCCACGGGTGGGTTACACTTATGGCTCCATCAACCACCAGAGAGCGAAATCTACATGAGCAGAAGTAAGGGTGGCGCACGGGGCGCAAAACCAAGACAACGCGAAAGTAAGAACACGACAGAAGAGTTATTCTTGCAGGCGTCTCAGAAAGTTGAGATAGTTACCAAGAAGCCGGTAGAGCAACTGAAGGCACGAACCGACTCTCAGCATCGCTACATGAGTGCAATCAAGTCCTCCCCTCTGGTGTTCGCGACAGGGCCAGCAGGCACCGGCAAGACGTATATCTGCGGCGCAATGGCGGCAGAGGCGCTCGACAACAAGCATACCGACAAAATCATCATCACTCGCCCCGTGGTGGAAGCGGGTGAAAGTCTAGGCTTTCTACCTGGCGAACTTGAAGAAAAGTTCGAACCTTTTTTAGCACCGTTCCGCGATGTGCTTAACGAGCGTCTCGGCAAGACCTATGTGGACTACCTCATTAAGGTTGGTAAGATCGAGGCGGCGCCACTGGCTTACATGCGCGGTCGCACGTTCAAGAATGCATGGGTCATCTTGGACGAGAGTCAAAACACCACGCCGGCGCAGATGCGTATGTTTCTCACGCGCATGGGTGAGAACTGCAAGATGATCGTCAATGGCGATATTCAGCAGAAAGATATTTCCGGTATGTGTGGGCTTGAGGACGCTGTGAACCGCCTGTCCTACATTCCGTCGCTCAAGATTATTCAATTCACGCGTCGCGATGTGGTGCGCTGCGGCTTGGTTCAGGAGGTGGTTGAAGCCTATGAGCAGGGTATTGAGGCCGACGCTCCTATTCGCTACTGACTTGGGTCGACTTGGGTCGACTTGGGCTGACTTGGGCTGACTTGGGCATTCCGACGCTTAGCGCTATAAGTTAATACTGTCTATAATAAGATCATTATTTACTATTTGCGGAACGCACGGAATGACCCAAAGACCTACATGGTTGGGGAGCTTTTATGGAGGGAGTCTCGGCTTTCTGAATTACGAAGTTCTCTCAATCCAAAATATACCACACAAGGATCTCGCCAAAGAAGCGGAGCTGATGAGTGTCAAGTGGTTCGACTACCGCCGGTTACACCCTATGCAGGCGACATATTACTTTGTGAAATGCTACACCGACGCCTACCGCGACTTCTGTCGTAAAGCAATCAACGCCGAGACGGCCCCATACGTTCGGGCAATCAAGCAGCACGACTTTTTAGAAGCGAAGGAGAAGCTCTCGTTTTGGCGTATGCGCCAACTGTGCGACCGGATGGGTATGCGCTACGACTTCTTCCTGAGCTTTGCGATGTCCTGGCTGCACAAGATGATCGGTGACGGCAAGGTGTACCCGCCGCGCCCCTCGCAAATAATGAACAATGAGGATCTCGTTGCTTCAGCAATGCTGGCGTGGGAAGAGCAATGTCAGATTTCTATGCAGGTCGCGAGCGACCCCTATTATCGCGTACCAAACTTCGTTGGTAGCAGAGATCAGCAAGCGCACGAGGCTTTCGTCATCGGTCAAGTCAAGTCGCGCAACGTGCCGCAATACTCGCTTCATGCTGCGCTTTATCTATATGATGTAGTGAGAATTGAGGAAGCGCTGCGACACTTTGACGCGAGGGTGGTGAATATGGCAATAAATGAGGTTCAGTTGCCTGGTTAGATAAGTCATTGCTGACTATAATGTGACGGTGTTTCGCTTTCGATTCAATGCTTTTAATTTGATTCAATTCACAAGGAGGATTCTCATGCAGCAAGATCAAATTCGCGCCGATCAACAAGCCTATGCCCGTCAGGTCGAAGGAACGCTTCATCGTCCTGTCGTAACGCGCAAACCTCTCAAGAGCGCAAATGCGCCGAAAGGTCATGAGGCTTTTCTCAAGGCGCTAGAAGCGTCCGGTCAGATAGTTTCCTTTGAAAAGGCCAGTAGCGGCGAGCGCGTGGTTGGCAAGATCAAGACATCCGACAAGTACACCATCAGCGTCATAACCGAGGCCGGAACTCGCGTTCTGTTCAAGCATGACGTTTCTGAATTCTTCGCGCCACGTCAAACGTCAGCCGAGACGAACTGATATGAGTGTTATGTGTCCCGCGACGGTGGAAGAATCCGTCGCAAAAATGATTGGCGAAAGTTTCACTGGTGCTGCGGCATCAGTGGAAGCGGAGACGGAGACAGTCGGTTCATTTAGTATGGACGAAGGGTTTGACGCCGACTTTCAGACCAAGATTGCGGCATTTGCCTGTCGTGATGACGAATTTATGCGTCGCATGGCGCATCTGCTCAAGCCAGACTACTTCGAGAACGCCGGCGAAGCCGCGCTGGTGAACATTGCTCTGCGTCACTTTGCCAAATACCGCTGTGTGCCAGATAACGTCTCGATGGCGGCGGCGATTCGCGAAGATGTTACGGCAAAGATCATTCGCAAGGATGTGTTGCCGTTGGTCGTCGCGCAACGCAAGGTTATTTTGCATGACGCGCTGAGAAATCGCGAGTATGTCGAGGACAAGGTGGTTGAGTTCGTGAGACATCAGGCGGTCGGCGCGGCCCTGCTCAAGTCTGTTGATTTGCGCGATAGACGGCAGTTCGACAAGATAACTGCACTGATGAAGGCGGCTATCGACGTTGGGCTAAATGAAGAAGGCGACGGCTACGATTACGCCGCCCGCATCGACGACAGAACGACAGAGCGTCTGGACAAAGTATCAGGCAAGCGACCGTCGCAGGGCATCACAACTGGCATTGCCAAGATGGACGAAATGCTCTATCACCGGGGCTGGGGTCGCAAAGAGCTGGCGGCGATCATGGGAAGTGCGAAGGCCGGGAAGACGACGGCTTTGATTAACTTCGCGCAGGCTGCGTCATTGGCTGGCTTCAATGTTCTGTACGTCACGCTTGAGGTTGGCGCAGGCATTATTGCTGACCGCATGGACGCGAGTATTTCATCGACCATGATGAAGGAGCTGTCGGACAAGATTCACGGCGTTCGCGAAAAGGTTGAAGAGGCAATGGCGAAAGCTGGTCGCCTGATTATTCACGAATACGCATCTGGCACGATGTCGCCCAACATGCTGCGAAAGCTGATTGAGCGCTACAAATCGCCAGGGCGCAATGTTGATGGATCTGTGCGCCCGATCACCAAGTTCGATCTGATCGTGGTTGACTACGCTGACATCATGGCGCCCAACTACCGCACCCAGGATACCATCGAAAACTCAAAGTCGGTCTATGTGGACCTTCGTGCGATTGCATTCGAAGAGAATGTAGCGATGCTGACAGCTACGCAAGCCAACCGTGAGGGTCATAAGGCGGCGGTGGTGAAGGCGGAACACGTCGCAGAGGACTTCAACAAGGTTCGGACGGTCGACCTGATGATCTCCATCAACAAGACGGAAGAAGAGGCCCGTGACGGCATTGCGCGACTGTATTTCGCCGCCTCACGCAACCAGGAGTCTGGCTTCACCATAGTCATTAAGCAGAATTTGGCATGTATGCAGTTTGTTACGTCCGTCCTGCGAATCGAGTAGTCGCCCCTGAGTTCTACTTTTAACATAGCGGTAATCACAAAGGGAACCGTCATGGAATCGAAAGTTATCGAAGATGCAATCGCTAAGGTTAGAGGCAACGGATTCTACAGTGGCGCAACTGAGCGGCGCCTACGTCACATTGTTGCCAACTTGAGAGCCTGCGGCATCAGTTGTGACCTGATGATCGCTGAGATAATTGTGGACTTCTGGGCAACGGTTAGCGTCGAATACGATGAATGAAGATTTGGGTGAAATTCTTAAATCTATTGATGTCGAGTATTGGCTTGATAGGGAAGGTGTCGATTACAAGAAGACGCGAGGCGCTCGTGGGCTTCAGGCAAATGTTAAAGAATGCCCGTGCTGCGGAAATTCAAACTGGAAAGTGTATATAGGACTAGATACAGGGCTTGGAAACTGTTTCGTTTGCGAGAAGAAATTTAATCTCTGGAGCTTCATACGCTCCAGCTTGGGTACGCTTTCCAATCGTGAGGTAATTGAGCACATCAAGACGGTGGCGCGTGAGCAGGGCTGGCGACCGGCGCGAATAAAGCCTGTTGCTGTAAATTTGAAAACCGATCTGATACTGCCGGCGTCAGAGGCGTTGCCGATCAACGGGCGTAATTTGAAGTACCTGGAAAATCGCAGTATTACGCTCGACATCGCCAAGTATTTCAGTATGCGCTTCTCAATGAATGGCGTTTTCAAGTACAGGGATGAGGAGGGTAGAAATCATGTTCAAGACTATTCGAAAAGGATCATTCTTCCAGTCTTTGACCTTGATGGGGATTTGGTCAGTTTTCAGGGCCGGGACATTACTGGCAACGCAGAGAAAAAGTACCTATTCCCGCCGGGTTTCGCTTCGACAGGCGCTCACCTCTACAACGGTCAGAACGCGCATGGCGCGAAAGATATAGTGATAGGGGAAGGAGCATTTGACGTGGCGGCAACCAAGATCGCGCTCGATGGTCAGTCTGAGCTGCGAAGCGTTGTGCCTGTTGGCTCGTTCGGCAAGCACTTGTCTCACGGCGACGACGAAAGTCAGCTAGGCAAACTCTTGCGCTTGCAACAAGAGGGCGGTCTGGAGCGCATCACGATCATGTGGGACTCAGAAAAGGCAGCATTGGAGGCGGCAGTCGAGACGGGTCTGCTGCTTCGCAAGTACGGATTCGTCGCGCGAATCGCGGTGTTGCCAAAAGATCGCGACCCGAACGAAGTGGCACCAAGCGTGGTGCGTGACGCATATTGGAAGGCTGAGGTAGTCAATGAGAGTGTCGCGATGCGCCTGCGTCTGGCAAAAAGAATTGCTTAGGAAAGTTGTGAGGATAAGTCGTAGGTGACTATACTTTCCTGAGATTGATGCGTATTATTAAATCATTGAAATTAAGCGTGAATGACGCGATGGAGGGCAGGTGGAAATTTTGGTGGAGGCTCGATACCTCAAACACGGTGGCGGCTATACAAAATTCTATGAGGTAATCGAATTTTACAATGTGACTGCAAAGAAGTTTGTTCTAGTAAGACGATGGGGAAATCTTAATTTTAAGTACGGTGGTGGTCGAACGAAAATCGAGGCGTATAACGATATTCGGCAATGTCAAGATGCGGCGGGAAAGATTCTGCGCGAGAAAAGAAGCCATTCTTACGACATCACTAGAGAGACATTTGGGCTGCATGGCGTAAAGAGTAACATAGATATGAATGCGCTGCGTTCGACATTGGTATCGCATTACAACACAGACACCGCCGACAAAATTATATCGGCGCTAGATGTCGTAAAATTTGTTGCTTTGCCTTCGGGCTACGCTCTTGTGGACGACGTTGTGAACGACGTTGTGGATGAAGAGTCGACACCCGAACTTGAGCGCAGCGATGATTGGGGTTCGTGGTGAGGAGAGATAAATGAGCGAACAATTTGTAGATGAAATGGTTTATCCGCCAAAGATGAGCGAGGGCGGCATCAATGCCTACTACTTGGACGATTGCGCTGTGGTCGGTCATCGCCCGAATTACGCCGTCTGTCTTAACAAGGCCAACGCGCTGAAACGCGATGGTACGCTGCACGGATCCGAATGCGAAATGGCTATTCGTCACAAGACATGCAAGGCGCTGGCGCTGCGAAAGGAAGAGCTTGAGGCAGGCAGGGCGATCTATTTCGTTCATCGCGACAAGTTGCAAGAGTTTAACGAGGGGCGAGACGCGAAGGTAAGGCCAGTGGTCAGCGAGCGCTCCAAGCAGCACGCGCCGAACATCGCAAAATCAGCACCCGCACCGAAGAAGGAAGAGCGTTTTGCAAAATCCGCACCGAAGAAGGAAGAGCATTTTCTCGACGTGAAGGCTGGAGACTACGCTGATGCTCTCAATGCCTCGCTGCAAGCGAATGCGGTATCTAATGAGCTGGAGTGTTCGTCGCAGAAGCCGGTTGAAGAAAGGTCAGTTGCGTCAATCACTGCTTCGGCACAACAGCCGAAACCCGAAGTAGAGAACGTGTCGGTCAAGGCCGGTATGAGTATGGTCGAGATTGCAAGAATGCGCTTGGCCGCAAAACAACCCGTAATTTAACCACAAGGAGAGTAAGCCATGAGTGAGCAAACGCAAGAAAACAAACAGAGTCTGATTGAGACTGACCTTGACGAATTTAACGCCAATGTCAGTAAGGCATTGGTGATGATGTCCAAACAAAGTCAAATCTTGTTGGAAAATGGCGACGTGTCAGGCGCGTCGTCTATCGTCGCGGTGACGCTGGCCGCTGCACTGACGGCGGCAGACTTGGTGACAATGATGGCGATTAGTGTTCAGAATGAGGCAGTCATTGATTTAATGTTGGAGGATGTCACGAAAGACATGAAGAGTCGCGCACACGCTGGCTTTGCCCGCTTCAAGGAAGAACTCGCGGCGAAAGCGGAGTCAGCGTAATGAACTCAAGCGAAATTTATGCTGCTATCGAGCGCATCGCCAGCACAGCGAGTAAGAATGAGAAGGAGCTGCTGGTCAAACAGTTCAGCGCCTTTCCGAGCTTTGTTCGCGTTCTTGAATATGCCTACAATCCGTTCAAGACTTACGGCATCATTCCAGAAAACCCGCGCGGCAAATGGGCGCAGAAAGGCGATGGGGTCGAATTTGACGACAAGACATGGAAGATTCTCGACGCCCTGATTGCGCGAAGCCTTACCGGCGCAGCCGCGCGATCCGCTATCGAGGCTGAGTTCAAGCGCCTGACTGAAGATTCAGCCGAACTGCTTTGTCGCATCGTCAAGAAGGATCTCCGCGCCGGCTTCTCTGAATCGACTTGCAACAAGGCGGTCAAGGGTTTGATTCCAGACTTCCCCTACATGCGCTGCTCCTTGACCAAAGACGTCGACCTCGCTACTTGGCCGTGGGAGGATGGCGTGTTCAGCCAGGAGAAGGCCGATGGTATGTTCGCCAATGTCGATCACGAATACGGCGGTCTGGTGCGAATCACATCACGTCAGGGTTCCGAGTTCCCTATCGAGAAGTTCGAGACGCTGACGAACGAGGTTCGCGCACGCCTGGCCGAAGGTTGCCAGAATCACGGCGAGATTGTCGTGTTGCGTGATGGTGTGGTGTGTGAGCGCCAGATCGGCAACGGCATTCTGAACAGCGTGTTGAGCGGCGGTAATTTTTTCGAGAACGAAAAGCCGATGTACTTTGTCTGGGACCAAATCCCGTTGAATGCCGTCGTAACGAAGGGTAGGTACAAGGTCGCCTATCGTCAGCGCATTACGGGCGTAATCAAGCAACTGAAGGCGGTGCCTGGCAGCTCTATCGCGCTGATTCCGACCAAGATCGTGCGCTCCTTATCCGATGCGCTCGCGCATTACCGCGAATTGCTGGCGAGTGGTAAAGAAGGCACGGTAATCAAGCATCCCGAAGCTATATGGAGGGATGGCACCAGCAAGGAGCAGATCAAGTTCAAGTTGGAAGTGGACGTTGACCTTAAAATCGTCGGCATTGTTCTGGGTAGTCCAGGTACTAAGACAGAAGGCCGAGCCGGTTCATTTACATGCGTGACGAGTTGCGGCCAGCTTCAGGTGAACGTGGCAGTCAAGAACGAGAAGCTCCGTGACAGGGTAGATGCTAATCCAAGTGACTACATCGACCGCATCATCGTTGTGCGGGCCAATTCAATTCTGCTTCCATCCGAAAGCAATGAGTTTCACTCACTGTTTCTGCCGCGCATGGCTGAAGGCGATTATCGCGTCGATAAGACTGAGCCAGATAGTCTGCAACGGGTTCGCGATCAGTTTGAATCTGCCGTGAGGGCCGCATAATGAATGAAATGAGTCAGGCGGAGTTTGAAGCGCTCAAGCTGACATTCCCCTGGACATCGCGAACGCTGGTTGTGGGTATCGGCGGCATTGTTCAGGTGGTTGACAGAAACGGGAACGAGGTGCCGTTGTTTGCCATGACGCGATTCCTCGAAGTTATCACGCGCAAGTTGGAAAAGAAACCGTCATCGCAAGAGGAATCGCAAGCAGCATCTTGAGATAGTTATTACTAAAGGAGGTCGCATGATTATCGCTAAATGGATTTATCGCATTATGTGGGTGTTAGTTCTGGTCTTTTTCGCTATGGTTCTCGGCCCGTGGCAATACATCAGCGCCATCGCGCTGATTGTTGCGCTGGTATTCTCGCGCAGCGTGGTTGATTACGGCGAGTTCGCGGATCACGTCGCCGGTCTTCATGAGACGGCACGAGAAATAGTAGAGGTGGGTGAGCGTAACGCGCTTGAGTATGCGCGATTGCTTGCTGAACTTCACCAACATCCAGAGAAGGAAAAAAGCGCGTAACTGTGATAATCGGCATTTCGAAAGCGAGCCTTGCGCTCGCTTTTTTGTTGCGTTTAGGAAATGTGAATTGTGAAGTTGTGATTCCTGACAATCATACGTATGATGTGAAACATCAGTCACTAATGACGAGGGGAAATAAATGAATGAACGTGTAATGTTGCTCCGCGATGCGGTTGTGAAAATAACTCAAATGCTTTCTGGCAAGGGAATCACGGTAACTCAGCGTGGAATTAACGCTTACGTGAAGTGCGATCACAAGGGTCGTCCGACTGTTGTCAATCTGCCGTACCTACCGGATAACGCCACTGAAGAATTGTGCATGGCAATTCAAGGTTTCTTGGATCACGAGGTCGCGCACATCATGTTTTCGGACTTCACGTTGATCGGAGAAGCTGAGAAGATCGGCGCTAAGTCGATGCTCAATATGCTCGAAGACGCGCGTATCGAAAAGGCGATGGCGCAGCGCTTCACGGGTTCAGGTCACAACCTATCTGTAACTGGCAAGTTCTTTCTCGACAAATATAGCACGCCAATGATGCAAGAGGCCGCCGCCGCCGGTGATGCTAATAAGGTGATCGCCGTGTTGATGGTGCCGCTTATTCGCGCAATGGCTGGTCAGTTCGTCTTTAAGGAGTACATGAAAGACAAGATGCATATCGTTCAAGGTATCTATGACAAGATCGCCGACCTGGAGCCGCAGATCGAAGCGGCCAGCTCGACGCAAGCCTGTCTTGACTTGGCTAAAGAAATCGAAAGTCGTCTGCGTTCCGGCGAAAATAGCAAGGGCGAGAAGCCTTCTGATAAAGAGGGTGACGACGATGGTAAAGAGAAGGGCGAAGCCAAGACCAGCAAGGGCAAGTCAAAGAAGGGCGAGAAGAAGTCCAAAGACAAGAAGGGCGCTTCTAAGTCCGAAGAGACTGAAGAGTCTGAGTCCGAAGCTGAAGCGAAACCGGATAAGGAGTCCGATGAAAAGGGCGAGGGCGAGGGTGATAAGTCCGAAAAGAAAGAGGATGAAAGCGAAAAAGAAGACGCCGGCGAAGACGAAGACGAGAATGAATCGGAAGAAGAAAGTTCTGATGAAGGCGAAGGCGATGGTGAAGGCGATGGTGAAGGCGATGGTGGTGGCGATGGTGGTGGCGATGGTGGCGACGGCGAAGGTGCGCAAGGCACTAAATTCGAAACGGGCGATACTGGAGCTGTATGGGCCGAAATCGACAAGGAGAACAAGAATGGCTTTGATAGTGCCTTGAGCAGCATTATTTCCAACGCCGCATCGGTCGCGGCAAAAGAGTCCTCATATCTGGTCTATACCAAAGAGGGCGATATCGTCGAGCCGCTCAAGATTGGCAGCGGGTACGATTCAGCCATGTTGGTCGAACTCTCCGACAAGGTTGACCACATGGTCGGTCCGCTTCAGAAGGATTTGGAACGCGCCATTGCCGCGCGTTCGTTGGCGACATGGGAAGCGGGCCGTCGCTCTGGCCGACTGCATGCCGCAAACCTCGCGCGTCTCGCGGTAGATGATGGTCGCGTATTTCGCAGGCGCCAGGAGTCCACGAGCAAGGATGTGGCTGTCGAGCTTGTCGTCGATGCCTCCGGCTCAATGAGAGGCGCAAAAGTTCATCTGGCTACGCAAGCTGCGTATGCATTGTCGTCCGTGCTTGAGCGCATCGGCATTTCGAACGAAGTGATCTGCTTCACCACGGGTCAGCCAGCCGTCGATTATGAGACGCTCAACGAAGAGATACGGAAGATTGGGCGGTCATTTACTCGCGTCGAAAGTCTCTACATGCCTATTCTCAAGGGCTTTAACGAGCGTCTTAAAACGGACGTGAAGGAACGCTTCGGTTGGTTGCCAAACTCGCGCATCTTGCGCAATAACATTGACGGCGAATGCCTCGAAGTGGCTGCTAGGCGTCTGCTTGCCCGCCGCGAAGCTGGCAAAGTGATGATTGTGCTGTCTGATGGCGCTCCAAACGCGAACGGTGACACGTATACACTCGCCACACACTTGAAAAAGGTGGTTGGAGACATTGCTAAGACAGGTATCAATATCGTCGGCATTGGCATCATGACGGATGAAGTACGAAAGTTCTATCCAAAGAACTTGGTCATCAACGATGTCAGTGAATTGCCGGATCGTGTCGTCCGTGAACTGAAGCACCTTTTGTTGACGCGAGGCTAACAAGAGGCGGGCTATTAACAAAACGCTTTCGGTTTAGGCAATAGGCAATCTGTAAGAATAAGTCATCGGTGACTTGTGTTTCCTGATGACTTTCTTTAATATCTGTTCTGTCGCAGCAATGCTGCATTTTAAGTTTTTTCAAGGAGGTAATGATGACCGACAAAATAACTTGCCAATTGTGCAATGCTCAAATTCATTCCGTGCAGTTGCACCTTAAGAATGACCATCCCGAAGAAACGTTGAATAGTTACATCGCCAAGTTTCCCGAAGCGCCGCTGATGTCTGAAATGGCGAAGCGAAAACTCGCAGAAAAACGCGCCGCCAAAGCTGTATCAGAAGAGCGCATGCTGGAAATGGCTGGCACCGCCGCGTCTGTGACTAAACTGATGCCGAGTGGTTCGGTAGTCAAGAAGGCGTTGCATGAAGTCTTTAACTTGGGCAACGTTAAGGCCGCGAAGTCCAGCAAGGGCGACCCCATCCTCATTTCCGTGATTACATCGGGCGATTTCCCCGACATGGTGCCGGCGGCATCTGATGACTACGTGTATGACATCGACGAACTAAAGAATGTGATTCTGGCGCTGGAATTGAACATTCCTTGCTACGTCTGGGGCCACAAGGGTTCGGGTAAGTCTGAACTGTTTGAGCAGATTGCGGCGCGTACCGGGCGTGAGTTTATGCGCGTTCAGCACACGGTCAACACGGAAGAAAGCCACATCGTTGGTCAGTGGACCGTGAAGGGCGGTCATACCGTGTTCGAACTGGGGCCGCTACCGTTGGCGATGATTAACGGCTGGATGTATAGCGCTGACGAATACGACTTCATGCTGCCGTCCGTCTCTTCTGTCTATCAGGCCGTTCTTGAAGGTAAGCCATTGATGATTAAAGAGGCTGATGCCGCGAACCGTATCATCAAGCCGCACCCGAACTTTCGTTTCGTGGCGACGGGCAACACCAACGGCTCTGGCGACGAGACTGGGCTGTATCAAGGCACCAACATTCAGAATGCGGCCAACTACGACCGCTTCGGCATGGTGATCCACAAGCAATACATGAAGAAAGCCGCTGAGTCGCAGATTCTTCAAAACCGCGTCGGTCTGGTCAAAGAGGACGCCGACAAGATGGTTGAGTTTGCGGGCTTGGTGCGCGAAGCATACGACGGCGCTAAAATCAGCGACGTGATTTCTCCGCGTACTTTAATCTACGCCGCGAAGATCGGCGTCAAGCGCGGCAGCTTTCGTCAGGGCATTACGTTGTCCTTCATCAATAAGCTGTCCAAGATCGACCGCGAGGTCTGCGATGGCTTGGCACAGAGAATCTTTGGCTGATCGGGGGTCACGGTGGATCGCAGTAATTTTGACCGATTCTACGCCGACAATACCGGCTTGATTCATACCGTGGCTCGCAAGGGCTTTCGCAGACTTCAAGCGATTGGGGCGTCGATTGAATATGAGGATGTGGTGCAGGAATTGACCGAAGTGTTCATCAAGTCCTTCGACCGCTTTGATGATGCAAGTGGGAACAGGTTTTCTTCATACTTTGTGCCGGCAGCTTACCGCAAGGTCAATAGTATCGCGGAAGACTACGAAAAAGAACGGATTGAATTGAAGATTCATTCGTTCGAGGAAATGAACGCCAGGTTGAATGACGGCAACCACATTGAAGAAACTATATGCAGCGGCATTTCGTCTGTAGAGGATCAGATTGACGCTGGTCGTCTTGCGGTCAGAATCTTGGGGGACTTGTCGCCACTTGCGTCGATGATCGCGCAGATGGCTATTGACCCGCCGGAGTTCATGGAGCACGAGTTTTCTGCGGCACAGGCACATGCGGAATACGCCCGTGGCGTTGGCGTAGAGCTTCGCGCCCGTGGCTCGCTGAACCTGTCGTTCGTGTGTTCTGCGCTGGAGAAGGCCGATGTGCTGCCGGCTTCAGTCATTCGCTCTGCAAGGAGGGAAGTAATTAAGGCGGTCAAGAGGAATGTGATATGAGCAAACCGACAAATGTGCCAGCTTGCTTTGCAGCAGCCAGCGTTTTCAGTCACGATTCTGAAATCTGCCAGCAATGCTGCGCCTTCGAGCAATGCGCCAGCGCCTCGCTGGAGACTCTCGAAGCGATCAAGGGCATTGTGAATGTTCAGGACTTGCTCAAGCGCCACGCTGTGGCACGCAAGGTCGCGCAAGGCGCGATGAAGCAGGCTGATGAAAAACTCAAAGCTGAAATGTCGCCAGGCAACATCAAACAGCCGCTCATGAAGTCTGTCGAGCGCAAAACGCGCGTCGTCCAGGTGAGATTTGAAATATCGGCAGACGAAGAGCATGTCATCGCTATGTTGCCGGTGAAGCCTCAGAAAGTAGCGCTGTCACTGTGTAAAACGGGAATGCTTGAGCGCATCAAGAAGGGCGTCGCGGAAGGGCACAATGCGCTCGCTGAGACAGGGCCAGAATGGTTGCGGGTTGCGCTGAGCTTGCTACTTGCTGGTGGCTTCTCTAAAAGCGAATTGCGCGAGTCTTTGCAGAACGAATTGGGTTGGACGGAAGGCACCGCAGCTTCACATGTCAGTATGGCGTCTGTGCTGATTTTGGCCTTTGGTATCGGCCAGCCAAAAGACGGTCGAATTGTTCTATCTCCTACAACGGGCGTTTAAGATGAGTTACGAGACGAAGATTGTGCGGCAGAATTTGCCAACGGGCACGTATTATCCAGCGCTGATGGGCGGAGTGCCTTCACCAATGGTGGATGGCATTCATAAGATGCCACTGTCGCCGCCAGATGAACCTGGTGACTGGCGATTTCGCGAAATGCACATCATGCCGGCGATGCAATACAGCACCTCGCCAGAAGTGCTGGCGTCGACAGTGTTGCCGTATGAGTGCTTAGTAATCTGGGAAAAATATAAGGAAGAAGAATGAACATAAATCACGCGCTGTCCGTAAGGAGCGATTTCAGCATTGGCGAATCGCTGCTGCAATTGGATCACATCATCGAGAAGGCGACGGAATTCGGTTACGAGTCCGTCGCCCTGGTGGATACAATGTCACTTCACGGCATGGTGGACTTCTCAAACAAGGCCAAAAAAGCGGGCATTAAGCCAATCATTGGCTGTCGTCTATGGGTCTACGACGATCCAACTTATCGCAAGCCATCGAAGGCATCTGGTGAAAAGGAAAAGCCTAATCCCTTTTACGCGCTCAAGGTTTACGCTATCGACGAGACTGGCGTAAAGTCCTTACTCAAGCTGCTGTCGTGCGCCTTGACGCCGGAATACTTCTACTACCATGCCCGCTGTGGCTTGGATGACGTACTGGCGCTGGAGGGCGTTGCGGTATCGACTGGCGATATGTTTGGTCTGTTTCATCACGATGACCATCTGGCGATTCTCGAAAAGCTCGGCTCAAAGTTTGGTTGGGACAAGACGTTCGTGGAGCTAGTGCCGATTAACACGCCGCTGTTCGACACGCTGAATGCAAAGGCGATTCAGGCCGCTACTGACGTGAATGCGAAGACGCTAGTAACTTATCCAACATTCTACAAAGAGCGCGACGATGCCGACACGCTCGAAGTTCTAAACTGTATCACCACAAACACACAAATGAGCGTTGCTTATCGCCCAAAGCAGTTCATCAAGGACTTTGCATTCGGCAAGCCAGAAGACCTGCTTGAGCGCGTCAAAGAGGCGGCCAAGCGCGTCTCAGCCTGGAACAAAGTTTCAAGTCCGGCACATTGGGCGAATGGCGTCAAAAACATCGAAGTGCTGGCGGGCATGTGCAACTATGAATTCAAGAAGCAGGAAGTGTGTCTGCCTAAGATGGCAGATAATGAGTTCGTCACGCTCGGCAAAAAGTGTATCGAGGGCTGGAAACGCCGTTTTACCACGCCTGTTCTCGGTTATCTGCCGCCAGCTTCACTCATGCCGGTCTACAAAGAGCGCCTGGAGTACGAACTTGGCGTTCTCAAGAAGATGGGCTTCTCCGGTTACTTTCTTCTGGTCGAAGATTTAGTAAGGTGGGCTAAAAATAATGATGTGATCGTGGGTCCAGGAAGAGGTTCTTGTTTTTTGCCAGGGTGTCGCGTAGTATGTGATAAGTCAGGACTGACTAAAGCCATTGAGAATTTTTCTATCGGCGATAAGGTTCTGGCGCATGATGGCTCAACACAGGAGGTAATTGCCACTCTTGAGTTCGACCGAGACGAGGAAATAATTGAATTGGAGTTTAGCAATGGCGTCAAAATCGAATGTACCAAAGATCACAAATTCTTCACTCGAAACAGAGGATGGGTCGTCGCGGAAGAGCTGTGCGGCGAGGACGAATTTGATGACGTATCGAAACTCGCTAAAAGGCTTGAATCCGCGTCATCATCATCTGCCTGATGATTTGAAGTTGGCGATTCTCGCAAAAGACCCCGTTTGTTATGACTTTTACCTGAAGTACAAAACGGTGTATTCAAGCAAGTCTCTTCGCGTTCAATTTGAATGTGAAAGTTGTGGTGAAACTCACGAAAGTGATTTCAAGCATCTGAACAGAAGAAAGGTAGTCACTGGGGCTTTTTGTCCAAAGTGTGTGATGAGAGTCTCGTCCAGTGATGAAGGTTGGCGTAAGCGCAATTCGGTGGCGCAATTGAAGATTCAGTCGCTTCCAAAACAAAAGGCGAAGAATGCCGCCGCCGTGTCGAAGTTTTGGGCTGACAACCCCGATAAGTTGGCTTCGATGCGCGAAAGTGTCATTGCGGCGTGTAAGCGTGATGATGTGCGTGAGAGGCTTCGTGCGCGTCAGGCATGGAATGGGAGAGGTATTTCTGGCGATTACTTGTCCAAGTGGGGATGGCTAACGTTCGACAGTTCTTACGAATTGGCAACACTGTTGGGGCTAGAGCGAAACGAAACTGTCAAATTGGTGAGGCGCGGCCCCGTGATCGAATATGAGTTTGAAGGCGCAAGACGGTATTTTGTGGATTATGAAATTCTGTTTAATGACGGCGCCAAGTGGTGGTGCGAAGTTAAGAGTGGCTACGTTGGAAAACACGTTGATAGGATTGATAAGTTAAGAGCAAAACTTTCCCAAGCTCTTGACTTGGTACGCCTGGGTCACGCTGATAAAATCATCTTAGTGACAGAGAAAAGCAGCGAGAGACTTTTGGGTGTAAAGATGCCTAGAGGCGCAAGTCTGGTGGCAATGTTTAAGAAGCATAGCGCGAAGATAATCTTCGCAAGAAAACAGGACGAGGATAAATATCAATGAGCGACGCGGGCATTAAGGTTGTTAGTAAAAAGACGCGGCATTACAAAGGCAAGGTGCATGATTTGACCATTGCTAATACGCACACGTATAACGTGCAGGGCATTCCGGTTCATAACTGTGGCGGCAGTTTAGTCGCATATCTGCTTGGCATAACTGACGTTGATCCTATTCGCTTCAATTTGCTGTTCGAGCGCTTCATCAATCCTGAGCGTCTGGACTTGCCCGACGCCGACCTCGACTTCATGAGTTCCAAGCGTCATCTCGTTGTCGAATATCTGACCGAGAAATACGGCAGGGATCATGTCGCGGGCATTTCGAACTATTCATCGCTGGCTTCGGCGTCTGCATTGCGTGATGCTGGTCGCGTATTCGGCATGAATGGGCTGGATCTGGTGGCAACGAAACTGGTGCCGAAAGAACACGGTCAGTCCTTCACGCTTACCGAGTCTGCAAATGTGGTGCCAGAGCTTGAGAAGTTTCGCGACACTAACCCTGAAATCTGGAAGCATGCACTCAAGCTCGAAGGAGTCATGCGTTCGTTCAGCCAACATGCAGCCGGTGTGATTGTGGCGGGTGAACCGTTGATTGAGAGGGCGGTCGTGGAGACGCGCGGTGGGTCGCCGGTGGTCAACTGGGATAAAAGAGTTGTGGAAAGTTTTGGTTTGATTAAGATGGACTTATTGGGGTTGTCGACGTTGGATACTCTGGACATTTGTAGAACCTATGTGAAAGAAAGACACGGCATAACGATAGATTATCTTAAGCTGCCATTAGATGACAAACTTACAATGGATGCTTTTTCCAGAGGTGATACAACAGGAGTTTTTCAACTGGAATCGTCAGGCATGAAAGGATTGTTGCGCTCTCTGTCGAAAACTTCGTCCGTTACTTTTGAAGATATCGTCGCCGTTGTTGCACTGTATCGTCCAGGCCCAATGGATTCTGGCCTAATGGAGCAGTACGTCAGAATCAGACAGGGTATAGATGTTCCATCTTATGACCATCCAGCGATAATGAGCGCTTTGAGTGAAACTCATGGAGTTCTAGTTTATCAGGAACAAGTCATGCAAGTTGCGCGTGACCTAGCGGGATTTACTATGGCTGAAGCTGACACCTTGAGAAAAGCCATTGGCAAAAAGGATTTATCAATGATGACAAAGATGAAAGATGCCTTTGTTGATGGAGCTTGTGCTGGATTTGTCGAAGTCACATTAAGCGATGGCACTGTCGGAAAAGTTCATGCAATGGCAAAGTTTGCCGTTAAGGAGTCTCTTGATAAGTTTACGGTTGAGGAAATCGCATCGTTTGGATATACGCCAATCAATCTTCAACTAATTGCTTGAGTATTCTACTGTTGTACGTTATAGTAAGTCATAACTGACTGGAGTTAATTTTATGACTGTAGCAAATATAACCGTAACAAAAGAGTGGATTGAAGAAAATTATGTTCGCGGCGACTTAACATTCGTCGAAATGATGAAGATTCTTGGGCTTACGAAGTCTAGCACCTGTCGCTATTTCAAGAAAATTGGAATAGTGAAGAGACGTATTAGGAGTCGATATGAAATCACGAAGGACTTAATGATTGAAATGTATATCAATCGTCTTATGTCTGTAGAGGACATAGCAAGTGAGATTGGTTGCTCGGTTGGTTCGATTAAAAGCGCTTGTTCAGTCTTTGGTCTGAAACGTGGCTCTGCATTTCAGAGAACAGATGAATGGAGAAGAAAGTGTTCGATACCGCATTCAGACGAGGCGAAACAAAAGATGAGTCTGTCCAAGATAAAGTTGAACGGACAATATCATCGAGGTAGATGGGGTTCAGCGGATAAAGCCTACGTTCATAGAAGAATTGCGGAAGAGAGTCTCGGCAGAAAATTGAGTGTGAATGAAGTTGTTCACCACAAGGACAGAGATAGACAGAATAATCATCCATCTAATCTGATTGTTCTTCAAAGAGACGCTCATCAGGCGCTTCATATTGTTTTACAAAAACGACCAGAGCTTGAGCAAGAAGCATGGCTTGCAGAAAATTGTTTTGAATTCGAAGAGGTAAAGAATGGCAACTATCAGGACAGTGCGACGTATCAACGATGGCATGGACAAGAGACATGCGGAGAATCTTTGGGATAAGATTGAAAAGTTTGCATCCTATTCATTTAACAAATCACACGCTGTAGAATATGCAGTAATAAGTTTTTGGACTGGATATATGCGCGTTCATTATCCTGCCGAATACTTTGCAGCTTGCATGAGCATCGTTAAGGACGACAAGTTGCCTGGACTGGTCAAAGATGCGCGTGAGTGTGGCATTGAAGTGCTGCCGCCCGACATCAACCTGTCGTCGGACAAGTTCACTATTCCGGACGACGCGCACATTCTTGCGCCGTTCTCGGCTGTCAGGGGTATCTCCGAGAACACCGCGCTTCGCATCGTGGAACTGCGTGAGCGTAACCGCAACTGGAAGGTTGAGAGACAAAAGAAAAAGCGCGACGGAACAGTGGAAGATGTTTGGGGGTTGGACGATTCGTCGCCGGTCAAGGGTCGCTTTGATTCCTTTGAAGAATTCTCTCTGGCAGCAAGTCAGCCCGGTTCGAAGGTCAACATGCGCGTTGTGGAGAACCTTAATGCGGTAGGCGCTTTCGCTAACGTCGAGAAGGGTCAGAAACCCGCACGTCACCCGGATCGTCGTCGTGACCAGACAGAATTCATGCCTGGGTTGATTATCGACGCCGTGAAGGCAGATAGGACGACCGATGTGTCCGACAAGTTTCTGCGGGCCAAGATTATCTCTCTGGCGCAAGAATACAAGTCATGCAAGGACTGTGACCTGGCCGGTCAACCGCATCCGACCATTCGCTGCAAGTCCACGGTCAAGTACATGGTGGTGACAGACTGCCCGACATGGCAGGAGGAGGCAAAAGATCAACTGCTGGTTGGCGACGCTGCTGATTTTATCAAAGTCGCAATCAAAGACGCGGGTTTGAGCGTAGGGGAGGGCTATTTCACGACGCTGGTCAAGGCCAAAAAGTCTGACAAGTTATTGAGCAATGGGCAGCTTAACTCATGTGCGAGGTTTTTCGACAGAGAGGTAGAGCTTATCAAGCCTGCGGTAATAGTGGCTCTTGGTTCTGCTGTCATTAGGCGTCTCTTGCCTGGAATTAAGGGTTCTACGGCAGAGCTTGCTGGAAAGGTTGTGTATGACCCGAAATTGGACTGTTCGATTGTCTGTGGCATAAACGCTCAACAGGTAAACTTTGATCCGACGAAGGCGGATATTTTGAGTGCTGTTTTTGAAAAGGTCGCCGACATTCTTGCGTGATGGATAAGTCATTAGTGACGAGAGGCGGTCAAATTTGGAAGCGCTTGGCGGTCTGTCAGGATAAGTCAGAGCTGACTATACTTTCCTGACAGGTCTTTATACAATTTCAATCGTAGTGAAGTACATAAGGAGAACGCAATGAGCAAGGATATCAATATCAACGACGAGGAGCTTGAAGCGCTGATGGCAGAGCTTGAGGCGCAGAACGAGGAAATTCTGGCGGCGAAGACGCCCGAACCGACTGCTGAAACGTGCGTTTCTGATGACCAGAAAACCGACGAGCCAGAAGGTGCTGTAGTGGAAGCGGAAGTTGCCGAACCGGATGAACCGTCGCCAGCTTGCGATTCAGATTATGACGAAGAAGGCGGTCAAACGGGCTGGTCTGGCGAAAAGAATGGCGATTACATCGCGCCGTTGCCCGAACCCAAAGACCCGAGTGTGCCGCGCAACGCCGAGTCGCTGGCGAACCCAGTTCGCGTTCCGGTCGATGTGAAAGAAGAGTTGCCGTTTGTGCCTGATGAACCACACGCCGCAGCAGGGGGCGAGCCTAAGCGCCCGACCGAAGCGCCCGGTCACGCCGGTCTGAATTACTACGTCGATGTCGATCAGTTCCGCGCCGACACGCGCGTCACCGAAGCCTCGCTGGATCAGTGCATGATCGAGCAGAATGGTCTGCGTGCCTATTACGGCGCACAGGCTGCCAGAGCCGAAGCGCAAGCTGCTCGTATCAAGGCTAAATTCGAGGTCGTTGAAGCCACGCTCTACGATGAGCAGCGCAAGATTCTTGCCGCATCTGGCGAGAAGACGACGGAGAAAATGGTCGAGAATGCCGTCAAGATGGATCGTCGCTGGATCAAGGCAAAGAACATGGTAATCGAGGCAGAAACCATCGCGGCGATCAACAAGGGTTTGGTGCAGTCGCTCGCTGACAGAAGAGATATGATTATTCAACTCGGCGCAGATCGTCGTGATGAATACAAAGGGGCAGCTCGTATCCTGGCGGAAAAACAGGACAGGGATGATCTGCGCGAACGTGCCTTGCGGCTCAAGCAGGGTGGCGCAGCGTAAGCAGGAAATAGTTTACTATGACTTGTGATATAAGTCAGCGGTGACTATAATTAAAGGGCTGAAACGAGGTAAGCAACGAAATGGTTAGGTTTTCTGGCCGTCGTTGCCCGACTCTAAAAGGCACTAACCAAAACTCAACTTTGAAAAGGAACTAAAACATGGACGCCACAAAACTGATGCAGTTGATGAAAGACAAGAAACAGTCCCTCAAGCAGAAAGCCAAAACACTCAAGCCTAACCCCGGTGCAAACCGTTACGTTCTGTTGCCTGGCTGGCGCAAGGGCGAGGAGTATATCTGGTTTCACGACTTCGGTCAGCACTACATCAAGAACGCCGCTGGCGAAATTCAAGCCGTTTATCCCTGCCTCGACAAGACATTCGGAAAGCCTTGCCCAATCTGCGAAGGTTTGAGCAAGGCCGCGCGTATGACATCGGACGACGAAACCGTCAAGCTGCTGAAGGACGCCGCTTCCGGCCAGTCTTATTTGTTTAATGTTTTGGCCCTTGATGCCGATGACGACACGACTCCGCAAATTCTCGAAGTTCGTAAGTCGGTATTCGGCCAGATCGTCGACCTGATTGAAGAATGGGGCGTTGCCGTGTTTGATCCTGTTGCCCCGCAGATCATTACAATCAACCGCGATGGCAAAGGCTTGAACACCAAATACACCGTTCAAATCTCTCCGAAGAAGCACACTCTTCCAAAGGGTGTGCTTGACAAGCTGAATGATCTGGATGAGTACGTGCGTCAAGAAAATGAAGAGCAACAGCGTCGTGCTCTGAACGCCATCAACAACGTCGCTGGTCTGTTGCCTGCAGTTTCTTCTGACGCCGACAAGCCGCGTACCAGCTTCAGCACTATCGACAACGACGATGCCGCGCTGCGTGATGTGGAGGCGCGTCACGCTGCCGCCGCAAGCAAGCCGTTTGCCGCCGACATCGCGCTCGATGACGAGCTAGATGATCTTCTTGGTGAAATGACTGGCGCTGGCACCGATGCGTAATGGCGTAAGTCATTAGTAATCTAACGAAAGCCCTCTTCGGAGGGCTTTTTAACCAGGGGGATCCATGAGCAAGACATTACTTGTCGATGCCAATAGTATTGGATATGCGGCCCATTACGCCACGAAATTGACCTCGGGTGGGATGGAAACACAAGCGGTTTTTGGCTTCATCAAAACCATGCGCGAACTACGTGTGACTTATCCTGAACACAAGCTGATGTGTCTCTGGGACGGACGCGCTGAATGGCGCTTTAACATCAATCCCGATTACAAGTCCAACCGTGAAGCTGACCCCAAGAAAGCTGCGGCTAAGGAAGCGTATGTGACTCAACGTCCGTATATTTCTCGCGCCCTGCATCATCTTGGTGTGCGGCAGATGACGGTCGCTACGCACGAAGCCGATGACATGGCGGGGCTGCTGGTTTCGCAACTTACGCAGAAGCCTGACAACGAGATCGTTATGATTTCTGGCGACAAAGACTGGATACAACTGGTTCGCCCAAATGTCATCTGGCGCGATTTGCGCGACGACAGTCGCATCGTCACCATCGACAACTTGATGGACAAAACTGGCTACGCGACACCGTATGGCTTTCTTGAGGGCAAATGCCTTCAGGGTGACTCGTCCGACTGTATTTCTGGCATCGGTGGTATCGGTGAAAAGGGAGCGCCAGAGTTCATCGCTGAGTTCGGGTCGGTTCGCAAGTTCTGGCAGCGCTGTGACAGCGGTGAATTCAAGCCCAAGAAGAAAGCGCACTTGCGTCTGTGCAGCGCGGAAGGGCGAATGATCTTTGGCCGCAATTTTCGGATGATGCAATTGCTGAAAGTCGCACCGCCCGCCAAGAGCGCGGTAAGTATTGACAGCGGCGAATTCAACAACGAGAAGTTCGGCGAACTGTGTGAGGAGCTGGCGTTTGTCTCGATTCTCAGAAATCAAGAAAACTTCACCAGCGCTTTTAAGGGACAGTGAGCGAAGCGGTTACATTTAATAAATTCAAGGAGATATAATTATGAGTTCATCAGCACTGGCGAAAGCTCTGCTCGACGCAATTGGTCCGAACGACGAAGGACAAGAAGTCAAACACTGGCTTGATACCGGCTACCCGTTGTTGAATAAGATCATCAGTGGCGACTACGACAAGGGCATTCCGTGTGGTCGTATTATTGAAATGTTTGGTCCGCCATCTTCGGGCAAAACGTTGATCGCTACGCAGCTTATGATCGCCACGCAAAAGGCCGGCGGCTTTGCTGGCTTCTGCGATCACGAATACACCTATCAGATGCCGTTCGCTAAGAAGCTCGGTCTGAGCGACGGTGGCTCGAACTGGATTTATCGTCGACCGAGAACGTGGGAGGAGTCAAACACTATCGCGCTCAAAGCGGGTCAGATCATTCGCAAGAACAAGCTGGTGCCTGACGATGCTCCGATTCTGTGGGTTTTCGATTCTGTCGCCGCAATGATTCCCAAGTCAATGTTGATGGACAAAGATGGCAGGGATCGCGGCATTGACGAGCTGAATATGAACGACACGACGGCCCTCTCGCGGGTCAGCTCCAGTACGCTAAAGGTTATCAATCAGATGACTGCCGAGCTGAATATGACGGCTTTGTATTTGAACCAAATTCGCACCAAGGTAGGTGTCGTTTACGGCGATCCGACTACGACGCCAGGTGGCGCCGCATTCGAGTTTTACGCTTCGGTGCGTCTTGCGCTCAGCAAGAAGTTGGTCAAGGACAAGGCTTCTGGCGATGTGGTCGGCCAGGTTACTGGCATCATGACCAAGAAAAACAAAGTAATTCGTCCGTTTCAGGAAGTTGATCTGCGTTTGACTTTTGACGATGATGGCATGGCCCACTTCGACTTTACTAGCGGCATGTTGGACTTCTTGGTTGAAAACAAGAAACTGGAAATGTCAGGTGCGTATATAAACTGGATCGACGGCAAGAAGTATTACAAGAAAGCGTTGACTGAAAAAATTGAAGCTGAAGGCTTGCAGGAAGAACTCAAGACCTTGGTTCGGGCGGTCTAATCTGTTATTCGGGTGATGCAAATTGGAACTCTCTATAATTAACCTGTCTTCAACAGTGTAGAGAGTTCCATCATGAATATCGGAGTCATTGGCTTTATTGCGCCCATTATCGGCACCGAGGATGAATTCAACACGTTTCGTTTGGGGAGTTTTTATGCCAAGCGTCTTTCTCCTGGGGATGAAGTGTTGCTCCTGAATGAGAAAGAGAAAATGGTCTTCGGTCGTGCAAGAGTGCAAAGCATCTACACCGGCGGTCTTGATGAAATGTGTGCGATTCATGCGCACAAGAACCACACCGAACTTGCCAATGATCCACACACGGCGCCAGAGAGGCTGAATGAGACGATTCGCAAGATTTACGGCCCTCACATCGCCACTATGCACAAAAAAACAACTGTGATTTATCTCAAAAGGATTGAATAAGTTTTGGGGTAAACGGCACATTGAATTTGATAAATACGGAGGTAGAGGCGTCTAGTGATTACTCGCGTTAAGCACACGATCAACGGCAAGGTCTGTGGCATGTTCTATCGCTTTAAGGATGGGCGCTATCTGTACCTCGCATGGGTGTCGGGCGACAAGCCGCGTTCTCTGCATGTCAAGAAGAATGCCTGGTGTATTGATTTGTCCATCGTGCGTGAAGTCGAACGTCGCGGCTGTACTGCGATAGGCGTCGCGCACAAGACCAGCAAAGGCGTGATCTATTACATTACGAACATTGCCGACATGCTGAATCCACCATCGGAATTCTACTCTGGTGGGAAGCAGCCACAGCGCTTACTGCATCGCGATTTGTTCCTTGTGAACACTTCCAAGAGCACAGGCAACATCGCTAAGGCTATCAAAATACGTTAGTTGCTCCTGACGTATTCTTATATAATGGTTTCAATTACAGAAAGGGTTGAATAATGCTTTACTCGAAAGACAGGACAATAAACGGTGTGGTTCGTGAATTACTGCGAGGCGATTGGGCGCTGAAGTCCAGAAACAAGCACATTCGCATTGAGAACAGAGTCACGCATGATGTAATCACTGTGCCATTCTCTCCGAGCTGCCCTCGCACAGTGCAGAATTGGCTACATCAGGTCAAGAAGTCGTGCGGCGTTCAGGCAGCAAAGCTATGCTGATGACGGCTGCTCTTACATGCCTGGCGATGAACATTTACGCAGAAGCTCGCGGAGAATCGTTTATTGGGCAACATGCGGTCGCGCAAGTAACTATGAATCGCGCCAAACGCGATTCAAAGAATGTGTGCAAGGTTGTAACGGCCAGTGGGCAGTTCTCGTGGACAACGAAGGTGGTTTGCAAGATCAATGGCAAGTACGTGCTGCTGAAAAAGGCAGAGCCGAAAGATAAGAAAGCGTGGGCGCTGGCGCAGGGCATTGCCTTCGTAACCATGAAGGGTTGGACGCCCGACATAATTGGTGGCGCAACCTTCTACCATACGAAGGCGGTAAACCCGTACTGGAGCAGAAGCAAGAGTTTGAAGCTGGTGACTGTAATCGGACAGCACTGTTTTTATCGTTTTGCATAATAAGTCATTTGTGACTCGGAGAAGAGCGATGAAGATTCATGTATGCACACGCTGCGGTAGTGGAAACGTCTTGCAGGATGCCTTTGTTCACTATAACGACAGAAAGAACGTCCAGACATTTGATGATCTTTACTGCGAAAACTGCGAATCATTCTGTGAGGCGAATGAAGTTGAGGTGCCTGACGACTTCGATGTGTATTCCGACATTTATTATGAAAAGAAAGTATAACCGTGTATAAACGTGTATAGACATGCAGAAAATTTGGAGGAGTTGAACATGAAGCCTTATGGTTTGATAAGCGACACGCATCATCATTTATGGTCAGCATTCGCCAGTGTAAATGATAACGGCGTGAATTCCAGACTACAATTGCTTCTGGATGAAACAGTTCGTTGCGCCCATGAGGTTCGCAAGGTCGGCGGCGACACCATCATTCACGCCGGTGATCTGTTTCATGTAAGAGGTAGCATTGCGCCGTCTGTTTTGAACCCGACGCTCGACTGTTATGGCGGTCTGATTAACGACGGTTTCAAAATTGTGATTAACGCTGGCAATCACGATCTGGAGGGTAAGACTTCCGCGCGACTCAATAGCGCCATCACCGCGCTTGAGGGCATCGGCTGCGTTGCTGTTAATACGCAGGAGATTGGTTCGCGCGTAGTAGATCGAGTGATTCTAATCCCCTGGATCGTCAATGTAAAAGATTTGCAAGAGGTTATCGTATCTGCTCGCGATGCCTGCCATAACCCGTCTGAGGTCGATTTGATTCTACATGCGCCGATTGATGGTGTAATTCCTGGTCTTCCCAATCACGGTCTGACGCCAGATTGGCTCGGCATGCTTGGTTTTCGCTCTGTCTATTCTGGTCATTATCACCATCACAAAGAATTCGACCATCAGGTTTATTCGATTGGCGCACTTAGTCACCATACCTGGAGCGATGTCGGCACTAAGGCGGGATTTCTGGTTGTCGGCAAAACAGGCCCGAAGTGGTTTAAGAGTCACGCGCCGGAGTTTGTCGAGATTACCGCCGACACCGATCCTGATGACATTCCGATGATTGTGGATGGCAACTACTGCCGCGCGGTGATTAACTCATCAAAACAGAAAGAAGTTGAGGAGCTTCGACAGTATTTGATTGGGCTTGGCGCAAAGGGCGTGGTCATTCTGTCGCAGAAGGAGGCAACGGTGACGAAACGTGACGGCGCTACGATAAAGGCTGGCGCGTCACTTGAAGTAAGCGTGGCTGATTTCATCAAGGGTCAGAGCTACGCCAATCCTGAAAAGTTGGCCGTACTGTGTCAGGAGATTCTGAGCGAAACAAGGAGTGCGACATGAATATCGAAAAACTGCTAGGTCAGAACTTTCTGGCGCTCGACAGCATCAGCATAGAATTGGACAACCGTGGATTGCTTCTGATTCAGGGCGAGAATAGTGATGATCCATCTGCTGACTCGAACGGCTCGGGCAAGTCGTCCATTCCCGACCTACTGTGCTGGACGCTCTACGGGGTGACGGCGCGAGGTGTGTCTGGCGACGCGGTGGTCAACAAGACGGCCAAGAAGGACTGCTTCGGTTCTGTGATTTTACGCGATCAACCTGGAGACGATTTCGTTTACATGATTCAGCGTTTCCGCAAACACTCGACGGGCAAGAATCAACTGCTGGTGACGAAGGTGAACGCTGGCGCTGCATCGGTAGACCTGTCAAAAGGCACCGACAAGGAGACGCAAGAGGTCGTCAATCAAATCATGGGTTGTAGCCTCGACGTGTTCATGGCGGCTGTCTACGCGGGTCAGGAGCGTATGCCAGATTTGCCGGGTATGACCGACAAGATGCTCAAGACGCTGATTGAGGAAGCTGCTGGCGTTGAGGTGTTGACTGAAGCCTACGCAAATGCCCGTAACCGTTACAGCACAGCGAAATCCCATGTCGACAACCTACTTTCAACAAGAGTCAGTGCGACTGCCAACGTCAGCTACCTCAACGGCGAAGTGGCGCGTCTCGAAGGGGTGATGAAGAATTTTGAGGATGGTCGTCGCGACCGCGCAAAAGCCGAGCTGGCGAAGATTTTGCCACTCAACAAAGAAATTGCCACTGCAGAAGATGCGCTCAAGACTTGGAATGAAACAGAGGTTCGTGAACAGCTCGCCATCTGTGAGGTCAAGATTGACAGTCATAAAGCAGAACAAGCCGAACTGAATCGCCTGGCCGCCGAGTATCGCAAGGCTGAACTTGCGCAAAGCAAGGCCCGTCGCGATGCGGAAGAGGTGAAGCGTATCGTGGATCAGCGCGAGCAGGCGCTTGCCGACATCGACAATCGTGTTGGCAAACCTTGCGGTGAATGCGGCAAGCTATATCGCGCCGAAGACCTCGCGACTGCCAGAGCAACACAAGAAGAACAGATTGCAAAGGCCAAAGCGTCCCTGCGTCCTCTTCTGGTTGAACTCAAGAAGGCTATCGAGAGTGAAAAGATCGCTGCTGACGCCGCCACGACATTCAAAGGTAGCATGACCGACATTACCGCTGTGGCGCAGCGACAGCGCGAATTGAGCAACTTGTCGAACGCAATAGACGCTACTAAACGAAGCATTGAAGCGAAGCGGAAAGAGGTCACTTCTGTCAAGAATGCGGCAAACCTGAAATTGACTGAAACGAACCCCTGGACGATGGCGGTCGAAACAAAGCGAGAAGAGGTTAAACGTGCCGATTTGGCGCTTGCAGAAGTTACAGCAAAGATAGAAGAAAGCAGCGCAATGCTGGAGCTTCTGGCAGACGCGGTAAAGGTCTTTGGCCCAGCCGGTGTTCGGGCGCACGTTCTCGACACTGTGACGCCATACCTCAACGACCGAACGCGAGACTACTTGGGCGCATTGGCAGATGGTAACATTCATGCGACGTGGGCCACGCTCACCAAGACGGCCAAAGGCGAGTTGAAGGAGAAATTCAACATCGAAGTGGTCAACGACAAGGGCGCCGAGAATTTTGCTGGTCTATCTGGGGGTGAGAAGCGCAAGGTGCGTCTGGCGACAGCGATGGCCCTGCAAGACATGGTGGCTTCAAGAGCCACGAAGCCAATAAATATCTTCATCGCGGACGAAGTTGACCATGCACTTGACGAAAGTGGCC